CTGATTGATGGACAGGAGCGGTTATACATTGGTGGTTTGTTGGTGAATGTTGCCCGGGGAGTGTGTGTGCATTGTGGTGCTGAATTTCATTGGTCAATTAGTGAAAAGATGTTGGCGGAATTGGTACGCAAAGTGATCGAAATGCGGTAAAATAAAGAAGTATAGTTTTCCTCACATTTGTGGGGTTGAGTCTGTATAAATTTATCTGCGGTATTTACCGGTTTCCGCCCGGTTCTGATTGGCAACAGTCAGGCTGGGCGGTTTTGTTTTAAGTGAGTTATGACAGACGATCCTATTCTTTCTCTTTCTCCAAAACGGCGGCGTTTCGTTGAGGCATATTTGCAAACCTGGAATGCAAGCGAGGCGGCGCGGCAAGCGGGATATAAAAATGATCCCAATACAGCCGGCCCGCGGCTGATGGCGAATGATGGCATTAAGGCCGCTATTGCTGCACGCATGAAGCAAATTGCAATGAAGTCAGATGAAGTTTTGCTACGCCTGACACAGCAAGCCAGCAACGAAGCGGCAGCATATATTCGTGATGATGGCACAGTTGACCTGGCCAGATTGATTTCAGATGGTAAGAGTCATTTGATCAAAGGGACGAAGTGGGATCGCAGGGGCAATTTGATTGTCGAGTTTTACGATGCTCAGGCGGCGCTGACTCTTATTGGCAGAGCACAGCGGATTTTCGTTGAGCAGGTGGATTTGCACCAGCACATGGATCAGGTTTCGGTGAATGTTTACTTGCCGGACAATGGACGAGGTGGACAGGTGGAGCAAGGGAGTGGTGATGAAGCAGATTGAGATACGGCCACAACCCCGGCAAGAGCAGTTTTTGTCCAACCCGGCAGACATTGTGATTTATGGCGGCGCTGCAGGGGGTGGAAAGACATGGTCGCTGCTTGTTGAGCCGCTGCGACATTGGCAAAATACAATGTTTAAGGCAGTGATTTTTCGCCGAACAATGGCGGAAGTGATTAAGACCGGTGGGTTGTGGGATGAAGCATCTCAACTGTACCCATTACTTGGTGCACGCAAGAATGAAAATGAACGGTGGTTTCAGTTTACTTCGGGTGCTCGTGTAACTTTTGGACATTTGCAATTTGACGAGACAGTGAATGAGTGGAAAAGTTCGCAGATTGCTTTACTTGAATTTGATCAATTGGAAACATTCAGCGAAGCTCAGTTTTTTTACATGCTCAGCCGGAATCGTTCTTTGTGCGGTGTACGGCCTTATGTGCGAGCAACGTGTAACCCAGAACCGGGTTGGCTGGCAAATTTGCTGGCGTGGTGGATTGGAGAAGATGGGTACGCTATTCCGGAAAGATCGGGAAAAATACGCTGGATGGTGCGGGTAGAGGAACAAATTCAATGGTTCGATACTGAGTATCAAGCGTTGGAAACTTATCCTGATATTCCACCGAAATCGGTGGCTTTCATATTAGCAACGGTGTTCGATAACCAGATACTGTTAAGTAAGGACCCAGGTTATATAGCGAATTTGAAGGCGCTGCCATTGATCGACCGTGAGCGGTTATTAGGCGATGCACAGCGCGGGGGAAACTGGAAAATCAAGCCAGCGGCGGGAAAGGTTTTCAATCGGGTATGGTTCAAGGGGGTGAATGCAGTGCCAGCGGGCGGGCAGGTGGTGCGGCGGTGGGATTTTGCAGCTACGGAGAAAGAATTGAATAAGAATGATCCAGATTACACAGCATCGTGTCTGATGTTAATGGTGAAGGGTGAGTATTATATTCTTGATGTTACAAATGAGCAGTTAGCACCCTCGAAAGTTGATGAAGCTTTCGGGAATATAAGTCGACAAGATGAAGCACGCTTTGTACGAGAGGGGCGATTGTACCGCTCAAGGTGGGAGCAGGAGCCTGGGAGTGCTGGGAAGCGGGAAAGTTACCGGTTGACAAAGTGCCTGGCGGGGATTGATGCACGGGGTGTGACGTCACAAAAAGATAAATTGGTGAGAGCAAAACCATTGGCGGCACAGGCTGAGGCAGGAAATGTGTATTTATTAGAAGGAGCTTGGAACGAAACTTTTTTGACACATATGCATGGGCAGCCGGAATTACCGCATGATGACATTATGGATGCAGCTAGCGGTGCGTTTTATGATTTGACATCACCAGAGGGGCAGCCGCCACAGTATATGAAATCAATTTGGGAATGCAATTTAGGAGCAATGGATAATGATTAATGCAATTTACAATTCATTGATGGAAATACTCGACAAAGAAGAAACAAACCGATTAGAACAATTCCGAAGGGCCTGGGATGCGTATTACGGAAATTTACCTAAACCGTTGAAGGTAAAACCAGGGATGCAGGATGATAATATTCGACTGAATTATTGCCGGTTGATTGTTGATAAAAGTGTTTACTTTCTTTTTGGGAAGTCAGTGGAATTTGAGCTTGAAGAGGGGGTTGATACAACCGCTGAGCAATGGCTGCTGGATTGCTGGCAACAGAATAAGAAAATGACGACCCTGCAAAAATTGGGGATCAATGGCGGGGTATGTGGACATTGTTTTATAAAAATACTATGGAACACAGGGATGACGTTCCCACGATTGATTGTGTTGGATCCAGAGACGGTGACGGTGACACTGGCAGCAGATGATATTGATAATGTGCTGAGTTATAAAATTCAGTATCCTTCACGTGATCCAAAAAGTCAGAAGCCAATTATGGTAAGGCAGCTTATTGAGAAGGATGGTGCTATTTGGCATATTAGGGATCAGGTTGGAAGTGTTGATAATCTTAACAGTTGGACAACAACGAATGAGCAGAAGTGGCCGTATTCCTGGCCGCCGGTGGTGGATTGTCAGAATTTGCCTGCGCCGAATGAGTTTTGGGGGCTTAGTGATATTGAGCCGGATATTTTGGAAATTAACAGTGGTATCAATTTTGTTGTATCTAACATGGGGCGAATTATCAAGTTTCATGCGCATCCCAAGACTTGGGGCAAGGGGTTTTCAGCGAATGAATTGAAGATTGCTGTGGATGAGACGTTGGTGCTACCCTCACCGGATGCTGAACTGCATAACCTTGAGATGCAGACGGATTTGACAAGCAGCAATGAATTTTATAAGCGGTTGAAGGAAGCACTACACGAGGTGAGCCATACGCCGGAAGTGGCCACCGGGAAACTTGATTCGGCGGGAAATTTGAGCGGGCTGGCATTGCGGATATTGTATGGGCCACTGGTGGAGAAAACCGAGACGAAACGTTTGTTGTACGGGGATATGTTAATTGAATTAAACCGGCGGCTGTTGGAAATTGGCGGATTTGGAAGCGATAATATTACCGAGTTGCATTGGCAAACGATGTTGCCGGAGGATGAGAAACAGAAGAGAGAAACCGCTTTGGTTGATCGAGAATTGGGGGTCTCAGATGCTACGCTGCTGACGCAATTGGGTGACAACGCTGATTTGGAAAAGGAGAAAAAAGCCCGCGATGCTGAGGCATTGGGCAGTAACCTTTTGAAGGCATTCGACCAGGGTGAATGATGGCGGAAAAGAGCGAGCTTGAGCGGGCGCTGATACAATTCAGACGGAATTTATTACGCAAGGAACGCCAATCTGCCAGTGAGATGGTACGGGTATATGGCAATGCTTGGAAACTGATCAAGGCGGAACTGGAGCGCTTGAATACTGAGTATGAAGCGGCAAAAGCGTGTGGGGAGGAACTTGGTAAAGAATGGATCAGGCAGTTCAATCGGGCAAGGGCTTTCCGGGGGCAAGTGGAACAGCAATTACTTTCCTTTGTTCAGTATGCAGAGGAAAGGATCAGGCAGGAGCAATACGATGCAATCAGCGAGGCGGAAGCCAATGCGGAAGCGTTGGCAAGGAAGGCAATGGGGAAAACACCCTATGGGATCAGCATAGATTGGAATCGAGTACCAACTGCGGCGATTGAGGAAATGGTAGGATTGACGCAGGCTAACAGCCCGTTGCATAAGTTATTGATGAGTATTAGCGTGGAGGGAGCGAAGGCGGCAGAGAGTGCTCTGATACAAGGGCTGCTTTTTGGGAAGAACCCGCGGGCGACGGCGCCGTTGATACGCGATGCACTAGGGATATCGTTGAGCCGGGCACTGAAGATTGCAAGAACGGAGACACTGCGTGCATATAGGACTGCAACGCAACAAAACTACCTGGCTAACAGTGATGTGCTTGAGGGGTGGATGTGGCACAGTGCGTGTGATGCGAGGACATGTGCGATGTGCTGGGTGCTACATG